GAAGCGTCATCCAACTCACCACCCCCCCCCGCAACGAAATCCCCGCCATCCTCGTCCACGCCGTGGACGGAGCGAACCTCTACATCGGACGCCTTGAGTGGGACGACTACCCCGCCTCCGGCCCCGCCGAGGACTCCACCGCCTGGACGGTCTACAAAATCACCACGAACTCCGCTGGCGATGTCGTCGCGGAGCAATCGGCCACCGGCGCGTGGTCAAACAAGCAAAACTTAACTTTCGCATGATTACGCCCCTCTACGGCCAACTCTCCCCGCTGCGCGTGCCGACTAAATCCGGTCGCTCCACTGCCTCCGATGCTGACGCCGAGGCTTACTTGGTAGCCGTTGAAGCTGCCGACCTTCAGCCAATCGAAGATGCCGTTGCTGTGGCCATTAACAATTTTGTCGTCGGTTGCAAGGCTGATGGCATTTGGACTGCCCTCAAAACCTCTTGCATTCTCGCAGGCGCTCGCACGCTTAACGGCGCTCTCGTCCCGCTCGTTGGGGCAGCTCCCACAAACAACAATTTTGTAAATGGAGACTATAACCGAAAAACAGGGCTAATTGGTGACGGAGCGAGCAAAGATTTAATTACTAACCGAAACAATAACTCTGACCCTCAAAATTCTAAACATATATCAGTTTATGTTACGCAAACTTATGGGGTTAATAACAGAGTTTATATCGGCGGGACGGGAACAACTGGCACATCGCAATTGTTCATATCAAGTTCGACGCAAATTAGTCACAGATTAAACTCAAATTCTGGCCCTACTTTATCGACAAACTTTGCAGGCTTAATTGGAACAAGTAGAAGTAACTCGACTCAAGTTGTTTCCAGAGGAAACAGAACAAGCACAACTTCTTCATCAACTTCTCAAACTCCTCTTAATCAAATTATTCGTGTTTTTGCAAATGGAGTCGGACTAAACAACTCGGCAGGGCGCATTGCTTTTTATTCAGTAGGCGAAGCAATCGATCTCGCCGCTCTCGACACCCGCGTCAGCACCCTTATGACCGCCCTTGCCACCGCATTACCATGACACTCGCCGACATCATAACACAGCCTGTGAGCTACGACACCGCCAAAAACCTCTCGCTGGTTTTCTCGCCCGAACTCGCCGCGCAACTCGCCGCCGTCCAAGCCGAGCACGGCAACCCGCGCCATGTTGCCAGTCCAGTTGATCTCACCGATGGCCGCAAAATGCTCTGCGCCGACCTCCTCACCGAAATCGGCCCCGGCGGACTCTACGCACAGGGCTTCGCGCATCTCCCCGCCGAGCTTTTTGCTCAAGTCGAAGTCCTGCCCATGTCCGAAGTCCTCCCGCTCCTGCCTCAACCCGAAGAAATCTAACCAAAACACACCAAACCATGCTCGAACAAGTATCCACCTCCGTTAAGTTCCTCGCCTTTTTCACTGCCTCGAAACAAGGCAAAACGGGATTAGCCGTAACAATCGACATTTACGATCCATCCGGTTCGCAGATCGTCACCGGCGGCAGCGCCAGCGCTCTTGGCGGCGGTCTCTACGCTTACACTCTTTCCACCAATAATTCCGCTGAAGGAGAATACGCCGCGATCTTCAAAACCACCGACTCTACGGTTGATTCGCAGCACATCCCCAGCCTCTGGGTTCTGGGCCGCGCAGGCGTGGAAAACCTCGATGCAGCGACAAGCACTCGATTGCCATCAAGCAGCTACACGGCCCCAGCTAACTCCAACATCGCGGCAATAAAAGCTAAGACCGATGCGCTCCCTGCCTCACCTGCATCAACCGGCGACATCCCTACCGAGTCGGAAATCGCCGCAGAGGTATGGGCCAAGCCCACGACAGAGCTAACAATCACCGGCTCCATCGGCGAACGCGCCAAAAATCAAAGCACGGTCTCAACGACCGGCGCTCAACTCGCCGCAGCACTCTCGTAAGTTGGTTCATAGGTTATCCCGGCGTGGGGCAAAACCCACGCCGGGTTTTTTGTGTCTCCGTGGCCTCTGTGTCCTCTGTGGTTAAACCTCCTCGGAACTCCCCGCAGAAGACAGCCCGCCCCCCGCTGGCAAAATTCGCGCACACATGAAGCCCGCCGCGAAAGAATTTTTTAGCACGCCCATGCGCCGAGTCATGACCATCGGCGCAATCGCTGCGGAGTCGCGCACCATCGAGCTGGCCTTTTCCAGCAACGCCGAAATCGAGCGCTGGCCCGGCATGGTCGAAGTCCTCGATCACTCGCCAGAAGCCTGCGACCTCTCGCGGCTCAACGACCGCGCAAATCTTTTGTTCAACCATGACGCCGACGAAGTGCTCGGAGTCGTCGAGACCGCCCGCATCGATGCAGACGGAATGGGCCGTGCGCTGGTGCGCTTCGGCAAATCCGAATGCGCCGAATCAGCGTGGCGTGATGTGCAGGACGGAATCCTCACGAAGGTCTCAGTCGGCTACCGCATCCGCGAAGTCAAGTTGACCGAAGAACGCGAGGGCGTGGATGTCTACACCGTCAGCCGGTGGGAACCCTACGAAATCTCCCTCGTCACCATCCCCGCCGACACTTCTGTCGGAGTGGGTCGCAGCCTTAACCCGCCAGAGGTGATCAGCCTCGGCACAATCACCCAACCAAAAATGGAAAACACAATCGCACCCGCGCCACAAGCGCCCGCACCGGCGGCCCCGGAGATCAACGTAATCGCCGAGCGCAACGCCGCTGTGAAAGGCGAGCAAGACCGCACCCGCTCGATCCTCGAAGCAGGCGAAAAATACGGCATGCCCGCCCTCGCCGCACAGATCGTGCGTGACGGTGGCAACCTGGTGGACTTCCAAGCCGCCGCCCTTGCCGAGAAAGACAAGCGCAGCGCCCAAGTCCGCGAAGGCAACGCACCAATCGGCCTCAACGAACGCGAAGCTGGCAGCTTCTCCTTCGTAAAGCTCATCCGCGCCCTCGCCGCCGAGCCTACCGACAAGAAAGCCCGTCAAGATGCGGCATTCGAGTTGGAAGCTTGCGAAGCCGCCGCCGGACAAGTCGCCCACCGCAACGTCAAAGGCACGATGATTCCCGTGGATGTCCTCACCGCAGGCTACGGCCAGCGTGGAACAGCAACCGTTTCTGGAAAATCCGGCAGTGGATTCACAGGCACAGGCAACAACACCGTGCAGACCAACCTCCTCGCCTCCTCGTTCATCGATGTCCTCCGCAACAAAGCGGTCATCATGAATTTGGGAACTGAGCTGGCTGGCCTCGTCGGCAATGTGGACATGCCCAAGCAGACCACATTCGGCACTGGCTACTGGATCGGTGAAGACGACGACGCGACAAAATCCGACATCGATTTCGGCCTCGTCTCGCTCCGTCCTCGAACCGTTGCCAACTACGGCGAAATCACTCGCCGCATGTTGATGCAGCCCTCGCTGTCCGTCGAAGCCCTGCTTCGTAACGACCTCGCCCAAGGCTTGGCACTCACCATCGACTCCGCAGCCTTCTACGGCACCGGACTCAGCAACGCCCCGACCGGAATCAAATCCGCCGCAGGCGTCCTCTCGCAGTCCTTCGTCGCAGTTCAGCCAACCTTCGCGGAACTCGTGAACATGGAAAGCCTCGTCAGTGCGCAGAACACGGATGTTGCCAGCATGGCATTCATCGCCAACCCATCGACACGCGGCATGGCCAAGACCGCTCTCAAATTCCCAACCGGCTCCACCAACGGCGGCACCATCTGGGAAAACGGCACGATGAACGGCTACCGCACCGAGATCACCAACCAGATCACCTCTGGCGATGTGTTCTTCGGCAACTTCGCCGACTTCATCATCGGCCTCTGGGGCGGTCTCGAAATCACCGTGGACCCATACAGCAACAGCACCAAGGGCCGTCTCCGCATCGTGTGCATGCAGGATGTGGACTTCGCTGTCCGCCGCGCCCAGTCCTTCGTTTACGGCAAAAAGCCCTAAGCGATAGCTGAAAACTCAACCGCCTCCTCCGTGTGCATTCGCGGAGGAGGCTTTTGCTAACGACCCAACGCCATGGAACCTCAAAAAATCACCCTTCTTCAAAGCCTGATGATTGCCGGCGAATCCTGCCCGGTCGGCAGTGATGTCGAAGTCTCGCCATCCTTTGCCCGCGAACTTATCGCCCTTGGCCTCGCCAAGCCATTCATCGAAACAGCCGCCGAGCCTAAGAAGAAAAAATGAGCCTCGACGAAAAGGACGGACGCCCTGCCGTGAAGATGAATCTCGCGGAAGCCATCGCCGCCTTTGCCCTCGTGGCAACGGTTTTCTCATCGCTCAACGGCTGGATCGTCCTGCCGGAACAAATGCGCCAAGTCAGAAATGAAAACGAACGCCAAGACATCCGCCTCCAAGCAATCGAACGCCTCGCCAGCGAGCGCAGCGAAACCCTCGCCCGCATCGATGAAAGAACCAAGCGCATTGAGGAAAGCCTCAAAGCCAAATGAAGCGCCTGCTGGCACTCCTACCGCTCCTGCTCCTGCCCGGATGCGTCAGCGTCCCGCTGCCCCCAAGCGGGGAAAAGATGGGAAGCCTCGGACGAGTGGAGGTCGGCATCCGCTACTTCCCACCAGTCACGATCGACTGGTTCAACCCGCAAATCCCAAGCCTCAAAGACAAATGAAAATTCTCGATTACATCCTCGCCCGCCTCGCCGAAGCCTCCACATGGCGCGGCCTCGTATTCGTAATCTCTGCCGCAGGCATCACGCTGGAACCCAGCAAGGCCAACGCCATCGCAGCAGCAGGCATGGCCCTCGTCGGAGCCATCAACATTTTCCGCAAAGAGAAGAAATGATCCCTTACGAGTAAAATGATCCACCGACTCCTCGCCATCGCCCAAGCCGAGATCGGAATCCGCGAAGAGGGCGGCAACAATCGCGGCCAGCGGATACGCGACTACCAACGCGCCACCGACTTGCCGCCCGGCCCGTGGCCATGGTGCGCCGCTTTCGTTTCATTTTGCGTGCAGGAATGGCTGAAGGAAAACGATGTCCCAGAGTGGCTGCGCCTCACCCGCACGCCCGCCCAATGGCAACCCCGCACCGCGCTGGCCTACGGATTCCGCCAATGGGCAAAAGATCGCCCTCGCACCACGAGCATCTACACCGACCAAGACCCCGCCCAGCCGGGCGACATCGTAACTTTTGATTTTTCGCATGTCGGCATCGTCCTTGAAGACGATGGAAAGAACCTCGTCACCGTCGAAGGGAACACCAACTTTTCTGGCACACGCGACTCAGAGGCAGGCGATGGAGTCTGGCGCAAAATCCGGCCAAAATCCCTCGCTCGAAACTTCATCCGCATCCACCCAGCCCGATGACCTACGGCAACCTCGATGTCTTTTTCTCCGGCCTCGATCACACCGAGATTCTGTTTGCCCTGCCAACCGGAACCCGGATCGTGCGCGGCTATTTCGACAACGCCTTTTTCGACAGCGCCGTGGGCGAGGTAGTCCTCGACAGCACGCAGCCGCGCTTTCAATGCAAGGAGTCGGATGTTGCCAGCATCCCCCGCGAAACCGCCTGCAAGGTCGAAGGCAAAAATTACACCGTTTTGGAAATCCAGCCAGACGGAACCGGCCTCGCTACCGTCACGCTCGCGCATGAGTGACATGATTTTCATCAACGCCAAAGGACTCGACCGCATCGGGCGCGACCTTGGAGCAACGCAAAAACAGATCGAGCCAGCGATGCGCAGCGCCGTCTCTCGCGTCACCCGCTGGGCAGGCAACGAAGCAGCCCGACGAATCTCCAAGGCGACCAAGGTCACAGGCAAAGTCATCAAAGGCCGCATGCGCGTCGAAGTGATGGGCAAAGATGGCGTTCTCGGTCGCGTGTGGGCAGGCCTGCGCAACATCCCGCTGAAGGCCATGAAGCCACGGCAAACCAAAAGCGGCGTCACAGCAGGCCCCGCCAAGCGCCCCGGTGCCTTCATCTCCAAGAAAATGGGCGGGCATGTTTTCGAGCGGGTCGGAAAGAAACGCCTGCCCATTAAAAAATCCGAAGGCGTCAACATCCTCGACCCCGGCATGGATGCCATGGGCAGTCTCGAAAACGAAATCGGCGAACGCCTGCAACGCGAATTTGAATCCCAACTAAAATGGCAACTCAGCAAATAGACCTCGCCGTTCTCCACACGAAGATCGCCGAGAAGATCAACGCCAAGT